ATGATTTCCGTTGTATTCCTTAAAAATCGCTATTATTCACCATTTTTGTTACCTAAAACGATACTCGTTTTCGGATTATTTCGTATCTTTGTGCATGGATATAAATCACTGATTGACAATGGGAAGAAAAAAGAAATCATTGATAGAGAAATCTCCGTTCAAGTTACGTCACCGTAAATTGGCAGATGGACGTTTATCCCTGTTTCTTGACCGTAGCGTGAACGGCGGGCACGAGTACGAGTTCCTGCAACTCTATCTCGTGCCGGAGACATCCACCCAAGCGAAGCGGCAAAACGCGCGGACACTCCGCATGGCGGAAGACATCCGACGTGAGCGGGCGGAAGCCTTGCTTAACGCGAAGGTGGAAGCGGTGCCGGAAAATACATCCTCCGACATGCTGCTGTCCGACTGGATGGCGATTGTTCGTAAGAACCACGAGCACCGGGGAGCGCGTGACCTGAACGGTATTGACAACGCCCGCAAGAACCTGCTGAAATTTCGTGCGGATGTCAAGCTCTGTGATGTGGACAAGCAATTCTATCTTGACTATATCGACTGGCTCCGCTGTTCCTGCAAGACCGTATGGGGCAAGCCGGTATCTCCGAAGACTGCGCATTCCTATTATACGACTTTGCGCACCGCATTGAACGAGGCCGTCCGCGAGAACCTGATTGCCTCGAACCCGTGGTACAGGCTGGAAATGACCGAGAAAATCAAAGTTCCCGAAAGCAAGCGGGATTTCCTGACCATTGAGGAAATAAAGAGGATGATGGCCACGCCGTTCTTTAACGAGCAGGTACGGCAGGCATACCTGTTCTCCTGTTTCTGCGGGCTGCGTATCAGCGACATCCGGAAGCTGCGCTGGCGTGACCTCTCCATGTCCGGCGGACAATGGCGCGTGTCGGTGGTGATGACGAAGACCACCCATCCCGTCTATATCCCCCTTTCGTCCCAAGCCGTGAAATGGCTGCCGGAACGTGGGGACTGCACGCCCGACGGCTTTGTGTTCGGAGGACTGCCCAATGAAGGCAACCTTTGTGTCAATCTCAAAAGCTGGGCGGAAAAGGCCGGGGTGAAGAAGAACGTGACCTTCCACACCGCCCGGCATTCATGCGCGGTGCTGCTGCTGACGCTCGGGGCGGACATCTATACCGTTTCCAAAATCCTCGGCCACCGTTCCGTGCGTGCCACGCAGGTTTATGCGAAAATTGTGGACAAAAAGAAAGACGATGCAATCGCATTGGTTGACAACGCATTCTAAATACATCTATATATGGCAACAACAAGGAAGGCAACCAGACTCAAAGAGCCGGTGAAGGTGCGCACCAAGAAGCTCGCCGACGGCTCGGAATCCTATTATCTCGACATCTATGTGGACGGCAGGCGCAGTTACGAGTTCCTGAAACTGTACCTGCTGCCCGAAATCAATCCCATGATCAAGGAGCAGAACCGGGCCATCAAAGCAGCGGTGGAGGCCATCAAGTCGAAACGCATCATCGAACTGACCCACTCGAAGGCCGGGCTGAAAAAGACATCCGTCCGTTCCAAAATGCTGCTGGACGACTGGATGGAAACCTATCTTGCCGAACAGGAGCGCAAGGGCGCAAGAGGGCTGAAACTGTTGCGGACGGTCTGCCGTATGCTTCCCCTTTACAGGAAAAAGGTGAGGATGCGGGAAATCGACAAGGAGTGGTGTCTGGATTTTATCGACTGGATTCAGCATACCTACAAAACCCGGTGGGGCAAGCCGCTTTCTCCCAAAAGTGCAGCGGACTACGTGGGCTATTTCTCCACTGCCCTCAATGCCGCCGTCCGTGCGGAGGTCATCCCGGAAAACCCGATCATGACACTTGCAGCCACGGAACGCATCAAGGTGCCGGAATCCAAGCGTGAATACCTGACCATTGACGAGATAAAGGTGCTGATTGACACGGAGTGTCCTCGTGAGGACGTGAAGCGTGCCTATCTTTTCTCCTGCTATTGCGGCCTGCGGTTGAGCGACGTGTACGCCCTGCGGTGGAAGGACATCATTCTGGACGGGGAACAATACCGGATGTCAACCGTGATGAAAAAGACCGTCACACCAATTTACCTGCCGCTTTCCCGCCATGCCATCCGCTGGTTGCCCGAGAGAAACGGAGAAGGGGATGAATCAAAAATCTTTGATGGCTTGCCTGCCGAACCCAATATTAACAAGGTATTGGCCAAGTGGGTGGAGACAGCCAAGATAGCCAAGAAAATCACCTATCACACCAGTCGGCACACGTTCGCCACGATGATGTTGACGCTCGGTGCAGACCTCTACACGGTATCGAAACTGCTCGGACACGCCAACGTGAAGACCACGCAGATTTACGCGAAAATCGTTGACAGCAAGAAAGTCGAGGCGGTCAATCTGGTGGACAGCGTGTTTGATTGACAACTGTTTTATACACAAAATATTACCACAGAATGCTTTGCCTATTCAATGGCGGTATTTTTTCGTGCTAAACTTATCATTGTCATACCTTATTGGTTGATATATTGCCGAGATTTGACTTTTTAGGCAGTTTTTTATGCTGTTTTAGTCAAAACTCGGCATATTTTCTTTGCCGTATGGAATTTAATCCATAACTTTGCCGTATGGAAAATACAGTTCAAATCCCCCCTGTGCTTATAGGACGGCACGATGAATGTGCGACCTTGAAAGAATGCATGGCTTCCAACAGGTCAGAGTTCGTTATTGTATGTGGTCGCCGGCGTATAGGAAAAACCTTTCTTGTCGATCAATTCTTTGAGAACAGGTACGACTTTTCTTTTGTCGGGAAACATAAGACTAAAACACAGACCCAGCTTAATTATTTTGCGAAAGCGATTCAGAAGTATTCCGGTCAGAAGCAGAAAACATACGCCGACTGGTATGATGCGTTTGACGCTCTTGAATATTATCTGGAAACACTCCCTGTAAATCGGAAAAAAATCATCTTCATTGATGAAATGCCTTGGATTGACACCCAACGCTCCACTTTTGTCAGTGCCCTTGAAAATTTTTGGAACGGATGGGCAAACCGCAGATATGACATTGTACTGATTGCATCCGGTTCCGCGACCTCTTGGATGGCAGACAAGCTGATAGACAATCAAGGCGGTTTGCATAACCGTATCACACGCCGGCTTTACCTTGAACCTTTCACCTTGTCCGAAACGGAAGAGTATTTCAAATCGTTCGATTCTCCACTCACCCGTTATGATATTCTGCAATGTTATATGTTCACAGGTGGCATTCCTTTCTATCTTAGTCTGATGAATCCGCAAATGAGCGTGGCGCAGAATATCGACATGCTGTTTTTTCATAAGAGCGCACCGCTGCGCAGGGAATATGACGAATTATACAGCGCACTGTTTACTCATGTGGATTCCTATATCAAGGTTATTGAAATTCTGTACGACCATAAATACGGCTTGACAAAACGGGAAATTTCCAAGGCCACAAAACTTAACGGAACCTTCCTTAACACCGTGCTTAACAATCTTGAGTTGTGTGACTTCATAGAAAATTTTGAGCTTTTCGGAAAGAAGAACACATTGGTTTACAGGCTTGTCGATTTCTATACCCTCTTTTATTTCAAGTTTATTGCAAACCGCCACAACAAGGATACCGAATGGTGGAGCCACAATCTCGACGATGCGGGCATAAGGGCATGGATGGGACTGACATTTGAACTTATATGTATGAAGCACCACAAACAGATCAAGAAGGCATTGGGCATATCGGGTATCGGCACTTCCGTTTCCACTTGGAAATGTTTGCCGGACACAGAGAACGAAATACCGGGAGCGCAAATAGACATGCTTATTGAAAGATCCGACAAAGTGATACATCTTTGCGAGATGAAATTCAGCGAACAGGAATATTCCATTACCAACGAGTATGAGATGAGATTGCGCAAGCGGATGGGGATATTCAAGGAGCGCACAAAGACCAAAGAAGCCGTGGTGCATACCTTTGTCACTACATTCGGTGTAGGACAAGGCAAGCACAGCAGTATTGTCCACAGCGAGGTGACGATGGATGACCTTTTTAATTCCTGACGGCCATGATGATACAGCAGATTGCACAACGATTGCGTGAGGTGAACACGTTCCTCGCTACTTATACAACTCACAACCAAAGTGAAGTGTCTTTTGAACAAGCCTTGCCGCCATCTCTGTTCTACCGTGACTTCAACGAGACAAACGGCCTTGTCAAAGAAGCCGGACTGTTGTTCCGTGAAGATGCGGAGCAGCTTCTGGAATTTTCTTCTTCCCTCTTTTCGGAAACGGACAAATACTTCTCGCTTGACAGGACACCGTTGCAGAAGGTGGATTTTGCAGCCCTTTTCGAAGAACACCTCAAACCTTTTGAATTCCGGTACGAGGAAACGAAAACCGTTGCCACCGAACTCTGGCGTAAGTATTCGGCCATGAGCAACCGGCTGGATTTCCTACCGCTGGATTCGGAAGAATACAAGTCACTCGACGCGGAATGCAGCGCGGCAAAGGCGGAGTATGACGAAGTCCACGCGCACGCGAATCTATTATATAAAGAATGGCAGCAGGAACGTGACCGGTATTTCTGTGTCTGGTGCTTCAAACCGGTATTCCTCGACGTATTGGTGGAACGCCTGAAAGGAATCGCCGGGAGTATCATCTCCGACATCGGGCGTATGAAGGAGGGCCAGCCATGAACGCCTTGCTGCAAGAGACGTCCTCATGGACGGACACCGTTGACCTCGCCCTGTGCCTGTTCATCTACGAGGTGTGCAACGACTACCAGTTCGACTTCCTGCCGGGCAGCGACTTCGTGAACTTCCTGAACCTGAAACCCGCTTCACGGGCCGTCACCGTGCGCCCGAAAGAGAACCTGCGCGTCTGCTACATGGTGTTCTCCGTCTCGCAGACCATCAAACCACGGGAACGTGGAAAACTCTGGGCGGAAGAGTTCCTGAAACGTTGCGGCATATCCAAGTCGTACTACGACAAACACCGCAGCGACGTTTGCGGCAAAGGTGCCACAAGGGAGAATCAGAATTACCGCAAGGCCATCGACAAGGCCATTGAAAACGCAAAGCGGTTGAACCGTACCCCATAGCCGCCCGCCGCTTCCCCATACGATATAAAAACGACAGACCGTAGCCATGCGCTATACCGTTCATACACAACGGTATGGCGCATTTTCTTTTTCATGCACTTTCCCCATTTGTCCCACATTGGGTCACTTCAGGTCAAACTTAACTTTGCATCGGAAACAGAAGAAAAGAAAAGGCTGACAAACAGCATTTTCCGGTTTCCCGAGAGAACAAGGAACAATTAAGGAACCATTAAAAATTGAACGGATATGGAAAATGAACGCAACCTGATGACCACCACGGAGGCGGCCCGGTATCTCGGGCTGAAACCCAGCTATCTCTACAAGATGATGATGCGCCGCGCGATCCCTTACTACAAGCCTAACGGCAAACTGTGCTTCTTCGCCAAAGAGGACCTCGACGCGTGGCTGAAACGGGTACGGGTGAAATCGCAGGACGAGATCGACAGCGAGGCCGCACGCTATTTGGCCGGACGTGAGAGGAACAAATGATTTATCAACCTATCAAGCTATAAATGTACATGGACAATCTGACGAACAAGGAGCCGGGTATCAAGGATAGCACGGTTCAGGATTCCGTAAGCAAGGAACAGAAGAAGAAAGAGAACAGGCCCGTAATCGGCGCGAAAGCCCAGACCATTCTGGAGTTTCTCCGAGCCTGTTCGCCCTACGAGGCCGACTCCATCCGGGTGATGGTCGGTTACGGCATGGGGAAAGGTGACATCGAAACGATTGAGGCTACCGACATGCTGGCCGTCAACCGCTTCCTGAACCACGGGCTTACCTGTGAGAACGGAACAAGCAGCGAGGCCGTGATGAAGCATCGTCAGGAGCGCGTGCAAAGACTGATGGAAGCGGTCAAGGGCTTTGTGGACATCGGCCAGCTCTGCCGTATCAGTGTCGCGCTGATGAAAATCTCGTCCGACTTCAAGGCGGTGGAGGATGCACGGCAGCACCTGCAATCCCAACCCGCCACGAACGGAGGGAAAAACTGAAATCAAACCGGAACGGACAAGGAAACTTTCATTCACACCATTCTATCGGAATCGTTGCAAGTCATTCCGCCGTTCCGTTCCCTTATCTCCGCTAAATGATACAGGAAAACATGAAGGACAAGGAAACATATCTTTTCAAGAAGTCGCAGGGATTCCGGACAATCCGGTTTCACCTTACTGCAGAGGCAATCGAATGGCTCGACGGAACAACGAAAGATGATGATGACAATATAATTAGCAACCGCATCCTTTTCAAGAGCCTACTCTCACGTATGCGTTTAGTCCCCGGCAGGGACAATTCATTCCGCAGGCCGCAGGAGCTACAGCCCGGACAGTTGCAGTTCTCGGAAACCAGACTTGCGGAAGAATGGCACATGGGGAGGAAGAAAGTCCGCAACCTTCTCGCCACGATGGAGAGGCTGGGCCTGATAACGGTAAGCACCTCCAAAGTCGCTTCCGTGGCCTCCGTGACCTGCATAGAGGGCTGGACTGACAGGCAAGGCAGCTATGTGAGCAACCCTTGTCAGCCGTCCCAAATGGCACTTGAACGACCCCTGAACGGCTTTTGAACGGTATCTATCCGGCAGTGGAGGCACGCCGCAGGAAGGTCAAAAACGTCTTTCAGTTTCGAGATATGCCGAGGTCTAACCTCCCTTTGGTCGGTCATTCCTCAGCGCTCTCGCGGCTCACTGGCAGTTCGCCGGTGGCGGCGCTCGCAAGCTCGCACCTTTTTACAACCCTTTTAAGACAATTATACAATGACAGAAGACAAACAGAATATACAGCATACACCCTTTCCACCCGAAGAAGAGAGGCGCACCGAGTATGTCGGCGCCAAGGTCACCCCAGGACAGAAACGGCATATCCGCCGCCTCGCCGACGAGTGCGGCATGACCGTCAGCAACTACATGCTGGCAAGGGCTTTCAACTACAGACCGAAAGCGAGGCTGACAGCAAGGCAGGAGGCCGTCATGGAAACCCTTATCGGTTGCCGGAGCGACCTTTTGAACTACACCTCCGCCCTCCGTGGCATGGCCCCGGAAAAACGCAGGCAGATGTTCGGCAGCTACCCGTTCATGCTCGGGTGGCTCAAGGAACTGGGCAAGCTCGCCAAGCGCATCACGGGCGTGCTTGACAGGCTACGGACGGACAACCGCCTGCCTGACGGGACAAGGAACGATGAAGACAAGGAGGAGGAATCATGATAGCAAAGGCGAAATCCATCTCCCATGGGATAAACGACATCAGCTATATTACGGGAGAGTCGAGGAACAAGAAACACCCCGAACGCATCTTTCATGTCAAGGACAATTTGCTGCCGCCCGGTCTGGACGCTACTGGAATATGGGACTCCATGCGGCTGACGCTGGACAAGTTCAAGAAGATCAAAAATTCCGTCATCCGCATCGAGGTCAGCCCCGCACCGGAACATACGAAAGACTTTACCATCACCGACTGGGAAAAGCTGTGGGACGAGTTCATGGACGAGTTCGACAACATCGAGCTATACGACAAGAACGGCAGAACGTATTCCCCGAAAACCAACCTCACGGGCAGCAAGGGTACGGTGCGGCTCCATCTGGAATCCAAGAGCGGCATTCCCCACCTTCATGGCGCGTTCTGCCGCATAGACGAGCAGGGGCGCATCAACAACGACCACGACATACACCTGCGTGCGCAGCGTACCGCCGAGCGTGTAGCCCTGAAACGGGGCTGGACCACCGCCGCAGAGGTGCGGGACACGAACATCGGGCAGGTGAACCGGGACTGCATGGAAATCTTGCAAGCCATGGAAAGCTGGTCATGGCTCGAATACGCCGCCCGGCTACGGGGCAAGGGCTACGAGCTTTGGGAACTACAGGACGGCAAGAACGTGTTGCGCGGCTATGTATTGAAGAAAGGAAACGCCCGGTACAAGGCTTCCGAACTCGGCAGGGGGCGCAACCTCATGGCGAGCAAGCTCGAAAGCACGTGGAAGAAACTGCACGCGGCTCCCAAGATAAAGACCGTTCTGGCGCGACCCGCTGCAGGCACACCATCACCGACTGCAACCCGAACTACTCCGGTTAGGGCACAAGGAACGGTACCGCTTCCGCAATATACCGACTACCGCCCCGGCACTATTCCGTACCGTATCAGCGATGACAGGGAAAGCCGCAACTACTTCATACCCGATGAAGCCCTGAAAGTGTTCGACGACGAATTCGACTACCGAGAGACGGCCAACAGCCGCGAGCTTACCGACAGGGCGGTGGCACTCTTCGTCGGGATGATGTCGGCACAGGCCGCACCCTCCGGTGGAGGTGGCGGCGGTTCCAGCGATCTGCCTTGGGGAAGACGCGAGGACGAGGATGACCGGGAATGGGCCCGCCGTTGCGCCCGGGAAGCAGAAAAGATGATCGGGAAGAGACCTAAAACCGGACGAAAACGATAAGAGACATGGGCAAGGACAGATTCGATTTTTCAGAAATAGACGCGGCGCTCCCTGCAGCCGAAAGGATGCAGGAGAAAGACCGCCTGACCGATGCGTTGGAAAACAATTATAGGGCCGTCGGCATTTTGGGTGACAGGGTGGAGAAACTCGAAAGCAGGCTTTCGGAAGTTCTGCCCGGACTGGACGAGGCGATCTCTTCCCTGGGCGGAGCAAGTAAAATTACCATTAGCGCAGAATCTAGACGTGTGCTTGAGCAGGAAGGTGAGGCGATTTGCCGGAAGATGGCCGAAGGGATCAACAAGGAGAGCGTCAGATTGCTCAACCACTTGTCGATGAGAGACTGCGTGGTGATCTCCGCTACCGCCTTTTGGTGCATGATAGAGGTGATTATTTTTCTTTTGGCGGCTTTCATCTGCACCTGCATGACCAATGCCGAGTTTATACACAGCCTCATGCTGTGGAAAGTGCTCGGTTATTCCGCCGGTTTTCTTGTCGTCTGCGTTGCGCTGACTGTTTTTACATACCATAAGTTAAAGCACTGACTATGGTACATTATCAATTTAAACAATATAAGTATGACTACAGTAAAAGTAAAATTCCGCCCCTCGACAGTCGAAGACCGTCCGGGCACTATCGTCTATCTGGTAACTCACCGCCGTATCGCCAGACAGATAACCACCAGTTACAAAGTGTTCCCGTGCGAATGGGATGAAGAGCGTTCCGAACCTGTGCTTGTTTCCGATAGCAGCCGAACGAATATTATCAACAGGATAACCCAAAAGCTGCGTTCGGACATGGAACGGCTGGAAGCAATCATAAAGCGGTTCGACAACGGGCGCAGCAGCTATTCGTCGGATGACGTGGTGGCAGAGTTCCGGCACACCGAAAGGGAGAATACCTTTTTCAATTTCATGGAAAATGTCATCGAACGGTTACGGCAGTTAAATCATATTGGCACCGCCAAGAATTACCGTGCAGCATTGGGCAGTTTCAGGCAGTTCCGAAGCAACGTGGACATTTTCATTGCTTCCATAGATCACGTACTCATGGAGGACTATCAGGCATATATGACCTCTACTGATCTTACCCCCAATTCCATTTCCTTTTATATGCGTATTCTCCGGGCTGTCTATAACCGTGCCGTGGAGCAGGAACTGACCGAAGACCGCAGACCGTTCCGCACGGTGTTCACCGGCGTAGAGAAGACACGCAAACGGGCTATTTCAATCAGTGACATCAAACGGATCAGAGACCTTGACCTCTCGTTAAAACCCAACCTTGAATTTGCCCGTGATCTGTTCCTTTTTCTTTTCTTTTGCAGGGGAATGTCATTCATTGACGCAGCATTCTTGAAGAAGTCGGACATTCAGAGCTGCGTGCTGTTTTACCGCCGCCACAAGACCGGCCAGTCACTACACATAAAGGTTATCAAGCAAATAGAAGAAATAATTGACCGCTATTCAAATAAAGACTCGCCATATCTACTTCCTATCATAACCCGTCCCGGGGAAGACGAGCGCAGGCAGTATGAGACGGCGTTGCACCGCGTGAACAAAGCCCTTAAAACCATAACAGAAATGATAAAGCTACCAGTTACGCTCACAACGTATGTCAGCCGCCATGCTTGGGCAACCATTGCCAAATCAAAGAATATACCTGTCAATGTCATTTCAGACGCGCTCGGGCATGATTCCATAGCCACCACACAGATATATCTCGCCTCGATTGACGCATCTACCGTTGACCAAGCAAACGAACTGATTATTAAAGACTTGTAGGAATTTATTTGTCAAATAAAAACATCCGTCTCTTTGTAAGAAACGGATGTACAACACAAAGGTACAAAAAAATCCTGAATTGTAATGTATTGGAATATGTATTTTTCACGGTTTGTATTCAAAAACATGTTTTTTGTTAATCAAAACGAGTGACTTGGTTGTAAAAAATATCTGATTATCATTCTGTTATACAAAACATCCGTTTCTTACAAAGAAATGGATGTACAATAACATATATGTTTAATTAAACACCATCTAAGATGAAAAAAAACAAAAATGAGGAACTTCAGTCAAGGCGGGAGTTCTTTAAAAAAGCAGCTAAAGGTGCGCTCCCTATACTTGGAGCCATCATATTAGCAAGTAATCCCGTACTTGCAAAAGCCGGAGAAACGGCCATGGGATGTAAGTACGGTTGTAGTACAGGATGTTATACTGCTTGTAGTGGAAGTTGTAAAAGTGGATGCGACGGAACTTGCAAAAATGCTTGCTATGGATGTAAGTACACATGCGAAGGAACATGTAAAAACTCCTGTGCTGGAACTTGTAAACATTCAAGTAGTCGATAGTTATTGTGTTAACGAGGTTGTGCCAGTGTTTCTGACATAACCTCATAGTTATTAGATTTATTCGTGATATAATATGATTCAATATGCTGAAAATCCACAATAAACAAAAAGAAAAAAATACTTCCAATATAAGTGTTAAGATATTCATTTTCTTGTTTTTTATAGGTACGGCAAGTAATGTAGTTGGACAAGAAAAATATGAAGTTATATCAACTTCAAGATTAAATGTGCGTAACAAGCCGACCACTAATTCATCAATAATCGGCACATTAAATCCACATGAACAAATTGATGTCTATTCAATAATAGACTCTTGGGCCAAAATTAGTTACAGAAGTCGAATGGCTTATGTTTCTTCTAAATACATAAGAAAAATAGAAATTAAAGAAAATATTCCTATTGTCACTGAATATCAGGAAGAAAGTAATCCTATTACAAGTGAACCAGAAGAAACAGAAACACCGAAAACGATATACAATGAATCAACAAAGAATGATTATATAGGAATAGATTTTGTACCTTCCATTTATGGAGGATTTACTAATTTTGTGTCAAATAATGTATCTCCAAAGGGAAATATTGGGTTTGGTATTGACTTTGCTTTTCAATTTATCGCCAATCAACCTATCAGCTTTATTCCTAAAGACTATTATATGGAAGCCTCTTTAGGTTATTCTCTTAAAGGGAGCGGTGCTTTTCCATTACATTACATAACAATGAAATTATCTCCAATTGGGTACAGATATATGATTTCTGATTTTATGCTTTTGGGTAAAATTGGCGCTTATACAGGTTATACATTCTCAACCATTGAGACACAATCTCATTCATTTGATACCAACATTGATATTGGTATATTATGTGAAATTGGTGTTGAGTACGAAAGAATTGGCGTCGGATTTTCATACGAACGAGGATTAACCAATGTATGTAATTCAAAATTAAAACTTAATAACCAATGTGTATTTCTCAATTTATCATATAGGTTATTCAATTTAAAATGATTCAAATTATGAAAAGTGAAATAATAACCCGAAGAGCCTTTTTCAAAAAGGCGGCAAAAAAAACACTCCCTATTTTGATAGGGGCATCCATGCTTTCTTCTTTTGTTTCATGTGATAAAGAAGACGATGAATTATTAGAAGCTTTAGACCGAGAAGAAGGTGGTAATAATAATGGCTGTTCTGGTTCCTCTTGCAGTTCCTCATGTAGTAGTGGATGCAGCAGTGGTTGTTATGGTGGTTGCAGTGGTAGTTCTACTTCTTCCACATGTTCAAATTGCTCCAATGGCTGTAGTGGAGGTTGTTCCGGGGGCTGTAGTAGCGGATGTACAGGTGGATGCAGTACAAGTTGTAGTGGGCAATGCAAAAATACTTCGAAATCTTCAACATGCTCTGGTTGTAGCAACAACTGTAGTTCTTCCTGTACAGGAGAATGCAAAACTACTTGTACCGCAACCTGTGCGGGCAGTTGTGACCGAGGAAATTGTTCAGGAAAATGTTCAGGAAGTTGTTCGAGTAGCTGTAGTGGAACATGTGTCACTTCATGTAATGACACCTGTTACAATACATGTAAAACTACTTGTGCCGGTACATGTAAAACATATTGTGGTGTAGGATCTTGTAAAGGTGTAGCATATTTTGGATAATAGTATGATTAAAGATGTTGGAGATTCATGGCAATCAGGTAAGGCAAAATCCATTACTTTCATAGTAACCAAAGATTGCCAACTTGCCTGCAAATATTGTTATCTTGTGGGTAAAAACGATAAAGAGCGTATGTCATGGGATATTGCTAAAGCAGCTGTTGACTATATCCTTGATCATGAAGAAGATTTCCGTGAAGAATCTGTTATATGGGACTTCATCGGAGGAGAGCCTTTTTTAGAAATAGATCTAATTGATAGAGTATGCGATTACATAAAAAAAGAATTATATCGTAGAAATCATCATTGGTTTAATTCATACAGATTTTCATTTTCTACAAATGGCATTAATTACGATAGCGATAAAGTTCAGAATTTTATAAAGAAAAATCAGAGTCATATTTCCATAGGAATTACTATAGACGGAACAAAAGCTAAACATGACCTCAATCGTATTTGGAAAGGGAATGGATCTGAAAGAGGTTCTTATGAAGACGTGGTTCGTAATATACCTTTGTGGCTTAAACAATTCCCATACGGAGGGACGAAAGTGACAATTAGCAGTGCGGATATACCATATATAAAGGAAAGTGTGATGCACTTATACTCTTTGGGAATTCATGAAGTAAATATAAATTGTGTATTTGAGGATGTATGGCGTGATGGTGATGACGCTCTATACGAAATTCAACTGATGGAACTTGCCGATACTATAATAGATGGTGGATATTATCAAGATTATGCTTGTTCTTTTTTTACTGAACTGATGGGGAAACCTTTAGATTGTGTGTCGGATAATCAGAATTGGTGCGGAGCAGGACGAATGCTGTCAATTGATGCAGCTGGTAATTTTTATCCATGTACACGCTTTGCACAATATTCTCTACGTAATAAAAAAGCTTGGATCATAGGTAATATTCACGATGGAATTGATAAAAACAAATTGCGGCCTTTTTTAGCTCTTGACCGTTGTACACAGTCCACTCAAGAATGTATAGACTGTGAGGTCGCAAGTGGTTGTGCGTGGTGTCAAGGAGAGAATTACGATGCAGCCGATACCCCAACTATCTATCAACGTTCTACCGCCATTTGTAAAATGCATAAAGCTCGTGTAAGGGCCAATAATTATTATTGGAATAAACTATTTCGTAAACTAGAGCTTGAAGGGAAACGTGATGATTTTGAGAATAAAAAACATAGTATTTCAATTGAAAACTGTTAAAAGACATGTTGCAGTATTTAGTAATCCTGTTAGACGACACATCGGTCTCGTTTTGTCATTATAGCAATCCTATAAAAGAGCGCCGTTTAATGCCGCTTGACATACTTAAGAAAGGCATTCTTTGGGCAATGAAAGAAAATCTGATGATTCAGTTTGTCTTTCCTGATTATACCTTACCCAACAAGTATCTTGATGTAATAGAGACCATTGACCATAGTAAAATCAAACCAGTTGAACAATATTCCAATGCAGATGTAATCGTAGTTCAATCGTGGGAAGATTTGGATAAAATTAGTTTCAAAGACATCTCGGTTGTATTGCGAACTACAAAGGATGATTTGTTTAGAAATTATGAACGAATAATTCCTGTGTTAAAGGGTATAACTCGTTTAAATATTGTATTTACTGATATTTATAAATTTTCAGAGGCGGATTTTGATACGTATAGTGCCATACTTGAAAGGCTTGCAGAACAAGTCAAGGCTCTGTATATCAATGATAGAACTGTTCAGCTGAATATCTTGACAGACCGCATGATGCTTGACAAAATGAATAACTGTAATGCTGGTTGGGAGAGTGTTACATTAGCACCGGATGCGAAATTTTACGTTTGCCCTGCATTTTATTTGGGAAATGATGGTTATGCCATTGGAGATTTACAGAAAGGTCTTGATATTAAAAATCCACAACTTTATCGCATAGATCATGCTCCTATATGTAAGAGATGTGATGCTTACCAATGCCGCCGTTGTGTTTGGTTAAATCGAAAAATGACATTGGAAATCAATACACCGAGTCATGAGCAATGTGTCATATCGCACTTGGAGCGTAATGCCTCTCAACAACTCCTTACATCGATACGACTTGCAGGTGACTTTCTTGTAGGAAGAGAAATTTCTACACTCAATTATTTAGATCCATTTGACAATATAAAAGAATGAATAATATGAAACAAACCATTTTGGGGTTATTTGCTGCCCTCATTTTAATGACTGCTTCATGCAGTAACGATGAAAAAGATGAACCAACAACTTATGACCCAGCGACAGAAATAGCTGGAACCTATTTAGGAGAAACAAAAGTGACTAATGGCACATCATCGTATTCGTACCCAGAATCTACATTTATCATTAGAAAAGAATCTACTGGGGGTGTCAGATATGATTTAATTCAAAACAATGGAAAGGAACTTCTGACAAATATTTATACGACTGTAGGGTATTCTCAAGACAAGTTCGAATATGTTCTCGCAGCAATTAATGAGAATGGAACAATTACCAAAAGTGGCAATATTAGCTATACTGGTACCTGTTCTGTAAATGGAGAAAAAGGATATACATTTACCTTTATCGGTTATAAAGAAAAGTAATTATAGAAAGAAAAGATTCTTGGAATCGATTAATCTGTCCCATTTAATAATATAAAAATGAAGAAATATCGTTTTTTGAGAATATGTTGCGTACTTATTGTTACGTTTGGCTGGTTATGCAGTTGCGACCCTAATGATGAGACAATATCGTCTACTACGGACACTAATACATCAAAAGTGACAAAGCCTACTTTTGACAAATTCTTGTCAACAACTGATACCGATGGATTTTCTATACGAGTAAGATTTAAGACTGGTGGTGATAAAGAAAGTAATATCCATGCCACCGTATATTGGAAAGCCTATTCTAAAAAGCTGTCTTCAAAACCTTCAAAGAGTGAACTAACAAAGGTTGAGAGTATGCGTCAATATGGATCGGCAACATATCATAATACTGGTTTAAAAAAAGGGATGACAGAAAGTATCGTCTTTGACAAATCACATGCAGGATATAATGGAGGTATATATATTTATTATTATGTAGAATGCAAGAATAGTGTGGGCAGTGACGAATCACCAATTAGTTATGAAATTGTAAAACGATAATAAAATGAAAAAAGTAGTAGGTCAAGTTTCTGAACTTGAGAAAAGAGAAATTCAAATCTTATTTGAAAGACGTAATGGTTTGAATGAATTGGCAAAGATTCTAACAGCTGATAATACAGAACTATACGAACGGCTGATAAAAGACTTAGGTGAAACAAGTATCAAGTTCCAAAAATGGTGGAATCAAATGTCGGAAAAATATCAATGGGAAAGCATTGATGGTGGAAACTGGGAGATTGATTTTGACACATGTGAAATTTATCTTATAACTGAATAAATATTTTTAAAATGAGAAGAAGTAAGTATGTATTAGGGCTAATTTTTATATTAATAGCTTCCTTTATCATTACTTCTTGTAGCGAAAGCGACAAAGAAGAAAATGATAATCAATTGTCGGATGCAGCTCTTCCTCTTTTAGGGTATTGGCTCCTGCAAGAAGAAACAGACGATTATTATTATTGCTCAATGCTGACGTTCACCAAAGATTGTTTTTACCAAGTTCGCGAACAATATAAAAATGAAACAGAGGGAAACTTAGGAACATTCTCGTTTGATGATCGAACTAATGTCATAACTTTCAATCCAACAAAAGACTTTTCCGATGAAGATCTGGTAAGTTTCAGTTGTCAGGTTTTAAATGTGACGGAAACAAATCTTACAATAAAGACCGATGAAGGGGAATTGCTGAATTATACAAAAACAACAAATGGTACATTTCCGTATTACGTATGGGAAGAAAAGATTGTTGCAGTAGCGCAGGCTGTCGATTTAGGACTTCCCAGTGGTACGAAATGGGCCTCTTGGAACATCGGTGCTTCTACACCTCAAGAATATGGCGATGATTACGCATGGGGCGAACTTCATACGAAAACTGATTTTGTAAAAAGTACGTATCAATACTATAATTCGACATCTGAAAAGTATGACTATATAGGAAACAGTATTTGTGGAAACTCACAATATGATATTGCTAAACATCTTTGGGGTGGTAACTGGCAACTACCGTCGAAAACTGATTTTGAGGAATTGGTAAAAAACTGCACAATGCAATGGAGCAATATAGGCGGTGTCAGGGGTATTATGTTTTATGGTAAGAACGATAATTCTATCTTTTTACCTGCCGGAGGTGCTCGACAACACGATAATATAGAGAATTATTGTACATATGGGACTGGAACACTTAGTCCTACAGCAGAAGAAGATGTTTATGCTTTTGTAGCAGAAGAAAGATATGGTTGCGATATTAATACACGTTTCCGTTTTTGGGGACAATCAATAAGACCTGTAATGAAATAATTGCCATATGACATTATTATTTATTGGAACAACAGAATTGCTGCTTATAGCAGGAGTCGCATTGCTCTTTTTTGGAGGGAAAAAACTGCCAGAAATGATGCGAGGACTTGGACAAGGGGTGAAACAATTTAAAGAAGGTATGAAAGATGTTACAGAACCCATAGAAGAATCTATCAATCCTAAGGAGCAAAATAATTCTGATAGTCAGACTGAACAGAGTAACAAAACTGATAACTTGACACACTCTGAATCAAAAAAACAAGAAGTAGATGAGGCACAGGGAAAATAATCAAAATTTGCTTACTTTTAGTGGGCATTTGGAAGTTCTTCGCAAACTGTTATTTCGAATCTTAGGAGTAACAGTTTGCATAGCTGTGATTATATTCTCCTTAAAAAATGAAACCTTTAGAATTCTATTGGCTCCAAGCGAATGGGACTTTGTCACTTATCGGAAGATTGAATATGTTATGAAATTGGTAGTAACAGATTTTCATTTCGATTCGTTTTATGTGGATTTGATTGCGACAGATTTGTCGAGTCAATTTATGACTCATTTATCCACCTCCCTCTATTTGGGATTGTTAGGTGCTTCTCCGTATATTCTTTATGAATTATTTCGTTTTGTGTCACCAGCTTTATATGATAGCGAAAAAAAATATTCAATACGCATGATTGCTATTGTTTATCTGTTATTTATGTTAGGAGTATTGATGAGTTATTATGTTTTATTCCCTATTTCATTTCACTTTCTTGGGACATACAGTGTTTCAGAAAAGATTCATAGTACAATAACCTTGGATAGCTATATCTCAACTTTTGTAACATTAACTCTATTGATGGGAGTCGTTTTTCAATTGCCTGTAATAAGTTATTTTTTAGGAAGGATGGGAATTGTTGATGCAAAATTGATGTCTTATTATCGTAAACATGCTTTTCTAATTATCATGTTCGTTGCAGCAGTTATTACACCTCCTGACTTAATGACATTGATTCTTGTGACTATTCCACTTTATCTACTTTACGAAGTTAGTATTCGTGTCGTTAAAATCGCTAACAAACAAATTAAAACTGATTAACAATGGAAACAATACAATATTCTGAAGATGCGAGACATTATATAAGCCTTATCCATAATACGATAAACAGAATGGCTGGTAATAGTGCAAATTGCAAGGCATGGCTTATTGCACTAATTACAGCATGTCTAACATTTTCTCATGGTGTACTTTTGAGTAACTTTTGGATTTTACTATTTCCATCTTTTTTGTTTTTCTTTCTTGATTGCTATTATCTTGGTCTTGAGCGTAGATTTATCAAGATAGAAACACAATTCTTGAATAATTTACGGCAAAATGAAAATGTTAGCAATATGCTTTACTCGTTTAATATACGTCCATTAGGAAGTAACATCAAGTGGACATCAAAAGCAATGTTATCATGGTCAACGATGCCATTCTATAGCCTTATAATAATTATCATCTTAATTATTTTTTTTATGGCAAGAAGAGGAATACTGATGATATAATTGCAATATTCCTAAAAGAATTCGTTTTCATTAAAGTTTCATTTATGTTATCAATTAAATATTTTAGAGCATATTCCGAGGAGGGCAAACAACTAGAAAATATTCTTAATGAATCCTTGGTATCTTTTTTAAGGAACGAACTGAATGTTGAATCAACATTTGAATCTTATGATTCTAAGGGGTTGTCTCACAAAAATGGAAATGCCCCCTGGAAAGTATTGTCATTTGCACTAAGTAACGCAATAGTAATAATAGATGGTTCGATTGAAGAGGTAGATAATTATAAATTAGGAGCGAACTATGAGTGCATTACTCCTGCTGTGTCGTCTTTAGATAATGTTTTAGTTGTCAGTCGGACTCAACTACCATTAAATTTCATTGCATGTAGATCCAATGTGCCACTTCTTGGAGAACCTGATAAAATAAAACGCAATAATCGGGGTGGGTATACCAAATCTTATAATAATAACGAGATCCTAACATGGTTATGTAGCGAATTAAAAAAAATGTACTATAACGTGAATGAGAATGATGAAAATACAAATAGACTCATTCGTCCTGATAATTTAAAAATAGACTTGGCAAACTCTACATTATCAGATTTAATGCAAAGAGAGAAAGATGTTATGGAAGAAAACATAGCAGCCCGAAGAAGAGAATCTCATTTTAAAGATAAAGATGATAATGAAAGGGAGAAAAAGAAGATATTCATTAGCTATAGAACTCGATACTATACAACTGAAGATGAACCTCAAAAGTCAAGATATGGGGGAAAATATAATATAGTCGATGTAGCAGAAAGAATAAAAAAATATCATAATGAAATCGGTGATGCAACAGAATGGGATGATCCATTCTATTATCCTGTTGGAGTATTGTCAAATGAATTTATGCCAGAAAATAGGAGATGGGCATTTGTGAGTTTGCCAGATCGAAAAATCCGGGAATGTCATGAATTCTGGATTTTCAACACTCGTAATAAATTAAATTCTAATGGAGAAATTGAAGAAGTTGGATATTGGGATTCGTGGTGGTGCTTGGGTGAGTTTTTAACTGTCATTCGTATGAAATACGCAGGTCAGTTAAAAACAAACTTTAAAGTCATGATTTTTAATCCCGATAAAGATAATCCTATTGAAGAATTACCATTAGATCAAATTCCGAGTATGACAGATGAACAAAATCGAGAACTGGCCAGATATTTTGCAAATGGGGATTTTTTAGAAACCGGACTTGAGACTATGGATGGAATGCGAAATAAACGAAAATGGCCTAAAGTCTTAAGATATGTATATTTCTCTTTTATGAAGAGATTCATTTGGCCCATGATATTCGGTGATTTTAGAAATTATCCTTTTGTATATTTTGAAGAAAGTATAAAGTCTCATGTTTATGATAAATCGTTTGTTAATAATCGAATACTCGAATGTAATATCTGTAACGCAAAAGGGATGACGATGAATGACGTACTAAAAGATGAAAATTATGTTTGGAATTTTCTGAACATAAATAGCTATTACTCAGATAAAATCCCTGGATTAAGGACTTACAAGGGTGTGATCAATTTAAGTGAACAGGAATTGCGAAAGTATTTACAGCAAGATGGAACATATGAAATATCCTGTGAGAATCATCATACACTCAAAATAAAGAAATCATTAGATAAATTCTATATCTTTTGGCAGCCAAGAAACGGGAAACCAACAGGCCCCAATAAATGCGTAATTGAAACTGTAGACTTGTATGAGGTGGTTTAATCTATTTAGAAAAAATAATATAGAAAATGCTGTAATAGATAATCCTTTTCGGATTCAGCTACGAGAAAAACATGAAGGGCAGATAGGTTATGTTGTGTCAATACCCCGTGTACGCATCTTGTATCCACGAGGTAAAAATCGTGGTGACATATGTGTCGCAGATTTGTTTAGTATTATCCTTTGGGATACCATAGACGAGAACTACGACGTCCGTGTAAGAATAGATCGTGGTGATAGTGGACGAGACAAAAATAATGTGGCTATAGATAATAAAATTTATGATGCGATTATAGAAGATATTAGGCGAAGTGATTGCTTAGTTTTTATAGTTATAACAAAAGATGGAATAAATGAAACTAAACATAAACATTTCTATCAAGAACTAATAGAGTGTAAGAAGATTATAGAGAACAATGCCAAACGTAAAGACTTGTTTGTCCCCATATTGTTGTGTGAACCGGATACAATTGATGTACATGGGAAAAGAATGTATAGTGAACTTATAGAAAATAATAGGCTTGAACGTATAGAAGATTTTGTGGGGTTATCTTTAAATAAAGGATTAAAGGAGTTTAAAGAATTTATACATAAAACTATTCGTCCGTATATACTCAGCTAAACCAATAATATTTCAGATATTTAGAAAATTTGAATTAGTTGTGAAGATTATTACTGTCTATAGAGGTCATGTTTTTCATAAAATCAGCAGACAACTTTATATCTCATCATAGTACATTTGCTCTTGGCTTACGAATATGATATTTACTGCTATTTTTATATTGAGCCACTCATTTCGTTATAGTATATCTCCTTTAGGAGAGTCTGTTTTGTGTTAGTGCTTACCCGAAAAGCATTGAAATATGTATTTATCCTTTAATAAGATTTTAATTCTTTATCCCGTAGGTATAGGAATCTCAGATTTTTATCTACATTTGTATCACTCAAATTAATTTTTACGAGGCTGTCCAAAAAGTTTTTGGCACCCTCGATTTATTCGTATCCCTATTAGAGGCTGAAATCAAATATCCGATTCTACAAGGGGATGTTTTGACTTTTTGGACAGCCTCATAGTAATTTTGTTAAAACAGGAAAAAAAGATTAGAACAAATACAGATAAAAAAATATTTTGTTTCTTTATTGTTACTTGAAATAATAATAACTTATATTTTACACTGATAATCAGCTATATAATTATGTATATTGGTTAGTTGCCCACCAGCCTGTTGATTTTAGCAGGTATGCTTTTACTGCTGGGCGGCTGCAAAGAGGACGAACTTCCGGTTTCCGGAGAAGGAAACGTGGCAAACAATGAATTGCCCGTCCGGCTGGCCGAAACGGATTATAACCCGGACAACACGTATTACCTGCTGAATGACAATGAATCCCAGGATGTTTATTTCGACTCCAGCCAGCGCAGCTTCTACGTCAGCCAGCCTCTTCAGTTCGGAATGGACGACGAGCACTGTTTCCAACTCCGTTTCTATAGTCCCAGAGCCTTGAAAAACGTAACTTTCTGGGCCAGGATAGACGGTTACGAGGAAGAGTTCAAGTTCATGTCGCTGGAAAAGATCATGCCTTTCCAGCAACTCCGGGTGCACATACCGTTCGCCACCAAGGACCTGACCGCCTATACCCGCAGCGGAAAGAAAATACGGATCATGGCAAACCCCTACCTCACGGAAGAAAACCTGACCTTCACCGTAGAGTGTGACGACCCGTACTGGGCAAGGCTGCAATCCATCCGGTGCAAATGGTACATCGCCTTCGGCAGATACAGTGACACCCAGGACAGCTGGAAGTACAAGATGAAGGCTTCGCACACGCGTGAGGCGGTGGCCATCGCGCTGAACATGGCGTATATGTTCTCGTCGGAACGGTTCAAGACCGCCCTGTACGAGTTCGGCCCGCTGCACAGCAACAATGACAAGACGGAAATAGACAAGACCGCCCTGCTGGCCAACGTGCTCAACCACCGCGGACTGACCTTCGGCTATACCACCGGCGTGATGGGACTGGGCGGAGGAACCACCTTCGGCATGCATGAAGTGTGTTATCTGGAACACTATGCCGATGACAAAAGCATCACCGAAACCATCTTCCACGAGTTTGCCCACTGTGTGGGCTACGGCCATGCGGGAAACATGACCTACGAACAGACGGGACCGGGGTGGATCACCCTGTGCAACAACGTATATGTGGCGCTGTCGCTGGACAAGGAGCTGCCCGTCTATTCCCGCCGCTTCCTGCACACCCGCTGGAGCAGGAACCGTTATTTTGATGATATATACGTGGCTTCGAAACACATTATCGAAGACCCGGAACTCGATGCGCTGGACGGTGGCCTGTCTCCCCTGCGCGGAGAGACCGACCGGGGAGGAAACGACGGGGAGCCGGTGGCGTTCAAGCTGGATTATACCGACTTGCCCGGCGCTACGGGAACCACCTTCCGCCCCAAGGATGTATATGTGTACGGAGATACCCTGTATGCCGTGAACGATGCGGACAACCAGTACAGCGTAGAGGTGTTCGGCCTTGCCGGCGACGGCAAGAAGCACTTGGGAAGCATCAAGGAATGGAAGCACGGAGAAGTTACCGGGAAATTCGGCGGCCGCCCGAACGGTGTCACCCGTGCCCACGACAAGATTTATGTCACCCACGAAGGAAGCCGTACCGAGATTTTTGATGCGAAGAGCCATCAGTTCCTTACCTGCATAGGCAATGGAAGCTGGGGAACGGGGCCCACGCAGACCGTACATGCCTTCGATGTGCTGCTCTACAAAGGGCTGGTCATGATACACGACAAACGCTACGTCAACTTTGTAGAAGAGCAGGCTATACAGTCCGGAGTGACTCCGCGGATTTATGTACGTTCCGAACATCTGGGCGAGACAAACGGCACTTACGGCATGGCGGTGGACGAACAGACCGGCCTGCTCTACTCCACCCATCCCGCCAAACGCATAGACCTGTTCGCCCCCGACGGGATACGGGAAGGAGTTTCACCCAAACGCACCGGGCAACTGGCTTATAAAAATGTACCCTACGACTTGGAGTTCTACGAAGGAAGGCTGTTTGTAAGTTCCAACGGCACAGAAAAGTTCTGTGAGGTCAATCCCCGGACGGGAGAGATCATGAAGGACCATACCACCATCGGCGGCATCACCCTGCAAGCACCTGAGAAGTTCTGCATCCGCCGCCACACGCTGTTCATCACCGACCGCGTGAAAAACGGGACATGCGTTTACGCCATCCCCATGAGTGAGCTGAAATAAATGTATACCTATATAATATAGTAAGAACAACATGAAAATATACGCTTATATCCTGATTGTGCTGTCCGGAGTCCTGACGGCACAATGCAGCAAAGTCACCCTGGATGAAATCTGCGGCTACCCCTCCGCTCCCGGCGGAGGAAACGGGGAAGGAGAAGGAAACGGGGATTATAACAGTTACTGGTATTACTCGTATGAGGCGGCGCAGCTGATTGATGCGGAAACCCTGGGCATGGAAACGGCCGAGGATTTCACCCCTTATACCGTTGCCCATCTGGGGGATACCCTTTTCATCGCAAACATCGGAAAGGCAGGCAGCAGCCTGTTGCTGTTCAGTATAAAGAAAGGTGAACGGCTGGGAACCTTGCAGAGCTGGCAGCACGACGGCGGGGAGAAGAGTTTCGGAAGTCAGATAGAAGCCATCGTGCCGTCGGGCAACCGGCTGTATGTGACCGAACGCCAGTCGCGCATCCATGTATTCCGGTTGCCGGAACTGTCCTACCTCACCTGCATAGGCAACGGGCAATGGAGCGGCCCCGTATTCCAGGCACAGGCCATGACGGTAAAGGACGGGCTGATTTTCGCACGCGACAAGAACGGAATGGTCAGCATTTACAAAGAGGAGGATGCCACCCCGGAAAATTACCAGAAGGTGAACCGCTACCGCCGGGCATCCGGCAACGGCAGTCCGGGCAACAACGGCTTTGCCAGCCATTCCATGCAGCCCGATGCGGAAGGGCATCTGCTGCTCACGGATTATGAAGGGAAGAAAATACGGGTGCTCGATCCGGCACTGGTCAACGATGATATGGCAAACGACGCTTCCATCGATCTGGACGACCTTTCCCTGTCGCCCGGCTTCAAGCCCAAGACACTGGCGTTGTGCGGCGACCGCTGGTATGCCACCGGCGACAATGATGCCATCAACATATACGAACGCCAGTCCAACGAATGGAGCAAGAAAATAAAAACTGTAAAAGGATATGCTTTTTCCCAGCCTGCCCGCATCTATGCGCAAAACGACTCTGTGCTATGGGTTTCGGACACGCACAGTTCCAAACGGACACTGGTGAAAATGCTGGTGCATAAGGGAGAAATACGGGAATAGAGGTTCTATTCCGTTCTTTATCCAGAATGTGAATGACACGAATGGCGCAAATTGGGTTTATATCTCTGATTGGCGTCATTCGTGTCATTTTCATTCACACATATCAACCTTGCCAATCTTTCAATGCGACTGTCAACAGGAGCCGGTCGTTCACTTGCCATATCGATTACGCAATCGGGGAAGCCATTCTTTTTATCTGGCCGCACTCCATCACAATCCCCTTTCAAGGCTCCCCTATCGCCCCCACAATCAGCTGTACCTGAGCCGGCATATAGGTACGGCAACTCAAGCCACTGCCCATCTTCTCCAGTTGCTCCCTGAGGTGAGGATAATAGTCAATCCAATACTGCAACTTACGGTAAGCCACCTGCGGATTCAAATCCGGGAAATAACACAGGGCCAGTTCGGTGCGGCCATACGTGCGTATCTCAAAATTCTCCATACATTCCATACTTTTTATTTACTTCCATAAAAGTACGAAAAACGGACGAGAAGAAAGAATGTTTTTCCAACAATAATCAACTAGAATCAACTGTTATCAACTACAATCCACCGGAATCAACTTTCCGGAATCCGCACATCGTATCTTTGTAATGTCGGGACGATGAAGGCGAAAGATCTATAATCTTACAGCTGTAAGATATAGGATCTTACACGTGAAAGATAGGGTTCTTTCAGCAGTCGGCAACCAGTGGCTGACAGTTAATGGACAGTGACTGACGGCTGACTGGCTTCATTCCCCGGCAACAGTGTTTTTTAATTCTCAATTATCAACTTTTAATTTTAACAGACTATGGTAAATTACAGTATCGTTATGCGTAGCAATCCGATGGACGCGGATGCCGCCAAGAAGGCTTACGCCAGTGCACAGTATTCGGAAGTGATGGACATCAACCGCTTTGCCGAGCACATCGCCAGCCACGGCTGTGTGTACAAGCGTGCGGACATCGTGGCCATCCTCACCATGGCGGTGGACTGCATGAGGGAACAGCTTCTGGGAGGACAGAAGATACAGCTGGGCGACTTGGGGGATTTCTCCATCAGCATCAACAGTATAGGAGCGGAAAGCGCTGCCGACTACAATCCTGCCATCCACGTCAGAAAGCTGAATGTGAACTGGAGTGCCGGAACACGTTTCCAGAACTTGCAGGAGGAAGCTGTGTTCAATCTGGTGGCCACGCGCAAAGCGGCCCGACTGGTGGTGAAGGCGCTGAAAGCCGGAAAGACCAGTGTGGATCTTACCGGAGAGGCGAAGGAGCCGGAAAACGGAGGACAGGCCTGACGGAACTCCTGTATGACGGAAGCAAGGCACAACGCTAAAGGCACGACGCTAAAAGGCTGAATGTGCCCCTGTGACAAGCCGTTTTCATTGGGGTACATTCAGCCCTTGGCTTCCATTACAATTCACTTATTATCAACCTCTAAAACAAAATTCCAATGAGTTCAAGAACAAAGAAAAACACCTGGACACTGATTCTGAAAGTAATTATCACCGTAGCCACCGCCGTTGCCGGCGCACTCGGCCTGAACGCCTGTATCTGATGATCATGAGAACCATCACCCTGATTATTATCCACTGCTCCGCCACCCCTGAGGGGCGGAGGCTGGATTTTGAGACTTGCCGCCGGGACCACATCCGCCACCGGGGCTTCACGGACATAGGATATCATTTCTATATCACCCGTGACGGAGAGATTCACCGCGGACGACCTCTGGAAAAGGTGGGAGCGCATTGCAAGAACCACAACCGGCATTCTATCGGCATCTGCTATGAGGGAGGACTCTCGGCGGACTGCACACCTGCCGATACGCGTACTCTGATGCAGAAGGGAAGTATGCTGGCACTGTTGCGCGAGCTGCGCCTCCTGTTCCCCAAAGCGTTGATAGTGGGGCATCATGACTTGAATCCCGTGAAGCCGTGCCCTTGTTTTGATGCTGTAAAGGAATACCGCTTTTAAGGGAAGCTTTCTCCAAAGATAGGGTTTCCAATGAGAGCCGTTCGTTTTCAAAGAGGTTTCTTCAAAGATAACGTATCCAAGGGGGCTTTCTCCAAAGATAGCGTCCCTTTCCTCCGCTTTGATTTCCTGACCCTTCATTCAACTAATCTTTTCATTTAACAATAATAAAAATGAACTATCTGATAAACCAACTCATGACCGTGGACAAAGCCTTCTACCGTCATTATCTGGAAATGCTGCTCACCCTGAACCGCATCCAAGCCCTCACCCCCTGGCAGATGTCCATGCTGCTGTGGAGAGCCAAGATTTTCCATATACAGGTGCTCTACCCCGAACTGCTGCGCATCAGCCTGTGCACGGAGCAGGAAAAGGACGAGATACGCTTTATGAAGGGATGGAAACTGAAAGAGCTGGAGAAAATAATGCCCGCATGGCAGCGACGGCAGTGCGAGGAGATAAAACGGGAACGGTGGAGAGGATTTTAGTGGCTAGCGGTTAATGAGGAATGAGCAGTGATCACTGAGGAATGACCAGTAATCAGTAAAGCCTGCCGGCAACATGATCTACTTGTAAGCAACTTTTAAAGGGGGTATGTCAAAATAAAATGACTACTCCGAGAAGTTACAGACTGTAACTACAAAACCTAAAAGGCGAATGTCAAAACTCAGTTTTTGAAAACATGAACTTACAATCTGAAATTTGAGCATCCTAAAAGACTAAAGAAAGGGTCGTATCATTACTCCATACAGAGCTTGATACGATCCTTTTACGTGTTATAATTACTATCTGTAACTTTTCGGGGTTGTCCTTTTTGTTTTGACATCTCCCTTCTCCTATCCCCAAGTTATTCAGGAACAGCAACATTCAACTACTTCATTCCCCCTCATTAAACCCCAGGCCCTGCTGTTCGGGCTTCAGCTTCTCTGTCAGGAAATTGGTATGCTCCCACTTCGGTTCGGGCGGATTATGATCCAAGGTCCTCTCCTCGGTAGGCGTGTAGCGTCCGTTGTAAGTGCTGAAGGCGAAAAAAGCATCTCCCGGTCCGCCCAGATGGTCGAAACGTACCTTGGCCACACGCACCAGCACCTGCCCCAGCTCATCGTTACGGTCTACCACCATTCCATAATCCGTCTTGTTGAAAAAGGCTGCCGAGCCGTTGATATCATACAGCGTGGGCACAGGCCAGCGTTTGCTTCCCGGTTCGCGGCGCAACTTGGTGGGGTGCGCCACCAAAATGAGCAACACCTTGTGCTTCACGGCAAAATTGGAGAACTCGTCGAAGATGCGGCTGATGTACTGCGTTTCCGTCTCCCAGTCGGGAATCTGATGCTCGAAGCGGTTGAAGGGGTCCACCACCAGCACCTTCACTCCTTTCCGGCTCACCAGTTGGGCGGCAATGCGGAGCACGCTCTCTACCGAGAAGTCCTCTTTCGGCATAATGGAGAAGACACTCTGTGCCAGGTAACGGATGGCCTGTCCGGCTTCCGGCAACGGCATCCCCTTGTGTTCGAAACGCTTGCCCACCACGCGGCGTATCAGCTTGCGGTAGTGATAGGCCAGCGGGGTATTCTCCGGGCTGAAATAGCCCACCTTCCAATCGTGGCGCAGGAGCAGGCGCATGGCAATTTCGTCCACAAACTCGCTTTTTCCGCTGCCGGGAACGCCTGTGACCGTGAGCACAAAACCACGCTCGAACTTGATCAGCCGGTCCAGATTCTCCAGTCCCGTATCGGCTCCTTCCGGCATTCCGTTGTAATAAATATCCATCAGCGTATCCCATTCGTCCATGGGGCAGAAGACTCCTTCCAACGGGATTTCCGCCGCCTGCTCCACCTGCTGGCGGAGCCTCGGAAGATCGTACTTCAACAGATACTCGTTGGCATCCTTGCAGCCTTCTCCCCAGGCCACCACCTTGCAGCGGTCCACGCCCAGGCGGCGCACCAGTTCGTCGCGTAACTCCACTCCGCGCCTGTCGGTATCCATGGCCAGGATGATTTCCGTCTTGTCATCGAAGTGCGACTCCACGAAGCGGTCCAGCCACTGAAGGTTCGCGCCTCCGGCTCCGTTGGGTACGGACACCACCTCTTCCAGTCCTGCGGCTATCAGGCTGAGGGCATCTATCTCGCCTTCGGTGATGTAGCACTTTTCCTTCCCTTTTATGGCGTCTATGTTCCAAGGAATCAGCTCGGCTCCTTTCACCATCTTGAAATGCTTTGCGGCATCCCGGAATTTCATGTTTTTCATTACTCCGTCCTCCAGGTAAGGGAAGCAGATGCAGGCTTCTTCCTTGCCGGTCTGCGGCAGGAATTCCAAGCGTTCCTCTATCTTCATCCTTGTCAGGACGTCCATCGGAATACCTCGTCTGCCGACCATGTATTCCATCATTTTTCCATTCATAATTTGTTTGTTTTTATTAATTACCGGGCATACGTAATGTACAGGCGGTTGCAGGGGGATGTGCGGCTTGCGTTGCGCCGTGTTGCGTTGCTGCGGTGCTGCATCGTGGTGCTGCGACGTGTTATGGTGCTGCGATGCTGCATCGTGGTGCTGCGACGTGTTGCGGTGCTGCGATGCTGCATCATGGTGCTGCGACGTGTTGCGTTGCTGCGGTGCTGTATCGTGGTGCTGCGACGTGTTGCGTTGCTGCGGTGCTGCATCGTGGTGCTGCGACGTGTTGCGGTGCTGCGATGCTGCATCATGGTGCTGCGACGTGTTACGGTGCTGCGGTGCATCCTTCTGCTGTTTCTGCCGTTCCCGGTCTTGTTGTTTCTGTTCTCTTTTCCACATCTCGTCCTCGTTCCACGCTATGGCGAAATCACAATGAAAGCATTTCGCCCATCCCCCTTCACGGGTGATATGCACACTGAACGAAGGATCTTTGGGATTGCTTCGCGTTGCGGAACATTCGGGACAAGGCATACGGAAATGGTCCTTTCTGCGCGGCAGGCTTTTCAGCCACCGCACATAATCTGCATGTTCTTCGCGCGTCATATCCAGCTCTGTTTCAGATTATCCCAGGTGGCACGTCCGTTGGGGCGCGGTGGTGCATCGGCAGGAAGAGGAACTCCGCAATACGAACGTTCGCCGGTCAGCGGATTGTACGTTTCGTAGGGCGAGAGCGATGTCGATTCATTCTGCATCCGGCTCCTTTCTTTCAGCTTTTCTTCCAGAAAAAGACGGGTGGGCCTTTCTCGGCGGATGTAGTTGGCGAAATAAGCTTCGGCTTCGGACACGGAAGTGATTCCTCCTGTGTTTCCTTGTGCCACGACATGTTTCTTGAACAGATCACGAATAAAAGAAAGATTGTTCAAAAAGAGTTCTTTCAAACCTGACATCATCCCCACAGCCTCCAGCCAACTCTGAGTAATGAAAGCTTCATTGATGCATTGTTCCCATCGGGGTATCGTTTCGGACAATTCGGAAAATCGGGGAAGTTTATCAACAGCAGCAACAGCAATTATTTCTTTTTCTTTGTTATTGTTGTTTTTCTTCTCTCCTCTATTCTTTTCTTCTCTTATAAAGCTTTGCTTAAAGCTTGCTTGCAAATTCTTTCCATAACACTCATTATCAACACTTTGAATCACATTTTTGACTGAATTTTCATTTGTATTTTTTGCAGTCGTATTTTTCATACTTTCCGCACTACTTTTCACGTTGCTTTCCGTGCTGTTTTCCTTGTAGATTTCCTTATTATAATCCGAATGGATTGGCTTGCTGCTCTCCATGCAGACAGTCTTGTTACTATCTACATTCCTGCTTTCCATATAAATTCTCTCCTTGCTATCCATACTGGGTGCACCACTGCTTTTCAGGTAGACTTCCTTGTTATTATCCATGCAAGGTACACCACCACTTTCCATGTAGGCTTCCCCGTTATTATCCACGCAGAACGCATCACCGCTTTTCATGTAGACTTCCCCGTTATTATCCATGCAGGACGTATCACCGTTTTTCATGTAGACTTCCCCGTTACAATCCACGCAAGGTGTATCATCGCTTTTCAGGTAGGCTTCCCCGTTATTATCCATGCAGGGTACACCACCACTTTTCAGGTAGACTTCCCTGTTACAATCCACGCAAGGTGTATCATTACTTTTCGTGTAGATTTCCTCGTTACGATCCATGCAAGACGTATCACCGTTTTTCCCTTCATTGATTCTGCCCCTTCCTATTGTAGACGCAGTTGCTTTTGCAGATGCTTTCACCGTACTTTTCTTACTGCTTCTCCCTCCCTTACTGCCGGCAGCGGCACGTTGCTCGGAAAGTTTGCTCTGATATCCCATCACCTCGTCCAGATACAGACATCGGAAATACCCGTCCTCTGTAATGAGAAACAAATCGAAGTCCTTAATAAGATGTTGCAGATTTTCCACGGTAGCTCCCCACTGATCGGCCAGCAAATCCAGTTCGTTAAAATCATGTTTGTATTCCTGCTGTTTTCGCAGAAACAATATCGTTTCAAGATACAACCCCAGCCCCATGCATTTCATATCGGCATTCAGCTTCATCATTTTGTAATCCGACATCAAGCTGCAATTCAGCCGGATAAACTGCTCTGTATAATCCATTTCTTTTGTGTGTTAGTATAAATATAACGCAAAGGAACGCAAAATATAAATAGGGCGTTGCTCACAAAAACAAGCAATTGTTAATAAACATTTCCTATCTTTGCCGAGACATTTTGTAAGTAGCTATGTTTATGCTGTTTACAAATCATTATTTAATAATTTAATTTTTAGTAACATGAAAAAAATTTGAGATCATCAGCACTTGCATCGGTAATGCCGTGCGAAGAAGCGATTTAAACCCCAACAACTTGGAAGACAAAGGTGCGATAGGCCGGTCCACCGCCACCAAAATTCGAGATGGAAAGATTGTGACTCCAAATTCTTACTTCAAACTGATGAAATGGATGGAAAAGGAGAAACCGGAGGTTTACAAAGAAGCCATGGAGCACATCCTGAAAGAACTGGGCAAGCTCAAAATGGAAGAGTAACCTCCCGGCTTCCCGGAAACGGGAATTTTCCCCGGTAAACGTGGGGAAACGGGAAACCGCCATAGAGCGCCTCTGTATGGAGACTGCCTCTATGGCGGTTTTTGCACCCAGGATGCATGGAGTTATAGTTATTTTATTTCCAACTATAAATCCTCCTTTTTACTCAAAAATTATTTTTCTTGTGACAGATAAATACAGAATTGCTGAATATTTACAACATTCACTTTAGGAAAATCTATATCTTTCAGCACATCATAATGATGGTCGTTAGTAACAATGTAGTGCGCATTGGCCGAAATGGCACAATCCACAAACTTATTGTCATCAGGATCGACTGTAATCAGATTAAAGTGATAGAATGGAGTTATCAATTCAACAAACGGACTGTTCAATATGGTTTTCACCACATATTCCGCCGTTTCATTGTCGGTAAGTCTTTGCAGAATTTCTATATATTCCTCCAATATTTCATTGGATACACAGAGCTTGTTCGTTCCGTCCACAAAGGATTGCCACAAGACATGGTAACGACTCCTTTGGGGAATGCTTTGAATAAGACAATTCGTATCAAGAACCAACTTAGCCAT